AGTGGTTCTCAAAGTATTACCATCAAGAGGGACATCGAGCCACTACTAAGTAAAGTAGTAGGTGGAGCAGCAGCAGCATACAGCCTACGTGACCTCAACGACAAAGCAGGTAACAACAAGGTAGTTGAAGTAAGACGTTCTAGTGACGATGCGGATAGGATTTTCTTAGCCAAGGAGGTATCTAATGGTACGCTAGCGGCTTGGGTGAATGCAGATTACGCTAAATACACCTCTGACTTTAGTTCTGGAGATAATAGTTGGGGTGCATTTGATGATGTTACTGAAACTGGTAATATTGATGGCATTGGAGGATTAGATAACAATCTGCGATTAGCCATAGGTTCAGCTACTAGTCAGCACAGAGCGTATAGAAGTAGCATTCTTCCATTAAATCAAAAAATTAATTTTTCAGCCAGAGTCTTTATACCATCAACCAACTCAGTTGTTGACAGCCTTGGGCTAAGAGATGCATCAGGTTCTGTTATTATTGCTGCAGGCACGACCCCTGCACAAGACCAATGGGTTACAGTAACAGCAAATGACGTAACTGTAACCAATGCGCAGTTGAGAGTAGACCTTCAAGATGGAGGAATTAACACATTTGCTGGCAATGGCTCCGATGTAATATATTTAAGAGAGGTAACAGTCACTCAGGTTACATCAGACGGCTTCGTATCCAAATGGTATGACCAGTCAGGTAATGGTCATCATGCAGAACAAGCTGAATCCACTAAACAACCTAAGATTGTTAATGCTGGCACTCTGTTAAATGAGTTAGACTTCGACGGAACTGATGATACATTTGCCATAGATTTTGGAGCTGACTTATCGCAAGCAAATAGCTTATTTATGGTGCATCAGTCGGACTCACTTAGTTCTAATAAAAATGACTTTTTTGACCGTATTAGTGGTAGTCCGAGGACTTTATTAGACCAATCAGGTTCAAATTACAGAATGCTTAGTCCGTCTTCCGTTAGCACTGGAGTAGCAGTTACAACGGACAAATCTTTAGTGTTTGCGCTATACAATGGTTCATCTTCTTTATTTGCTAAAAACGGAACAGCTACCAGCGCTTTAGATGCTGGGACTCAAGATATTAACCAAAATAGCTCGTTAGGTTCTTCAGGTTCTAATTTTTATAAGGGCTCAATGCAGGAGTTTATTATTTACAACTCCGACCAGTCAGCTAACCGTCCAGCCATCGAAGCTAACATTAACAATCAATACGACATCTACTAATGTATCTAATATACGCAAGCGAAGAAGCAGGCATCGAACGTGCCGACGAAGAAGGCAAAGACCGCAACTTCCCCTACTGGACTACTGGAGGAACAACACGCTGGGTGACTAAGCCTTACCCTACGGCTGACGGTATGTGGGCTTTAGATGTTTCTGAGTATGACCTCGACGAACTTGAGGAGACTTCCACCGTTGACACCTACGCAATCCCTGACACCATCGAAGATAACCCTTAATTACCCCCTTTAACCCTGTCCGTTCCGTAGTGCTCCTTAACCTCAATCGGTGAGATTTTATGACCAACAGAAGGAAGCCCACCGTTCGGACAGGGATTATTTATAAATATACAACATATGAATACTGAAACAGCTCAAGCACTCTACTCCAAACTGGAAGGTAAGCGATACCAATACGTAGATCGTGCTCGCCAGTGTTCCAAACTAACTCTACCCTACATCATTACCGATGAGGGCTTTGGCGCACATAGCCGCCTAGAAACACCCTTTCAAGGCATCGGTGCTCGTGGAGTAAATAACCTAGCTTCTAAATTACTGTTAGCACTCCTACCACCTAATGCCCCTTTCTTTCGTCTTAACGTAGACAATCATGGACTAGAACAAGAAGGCGCTCCACCAGAGTTAATCTCTGAGATTGAGAAATCCCTTCAGCAAGTTGAAGAGTCCGTTATGGACGAGATTAGCCGTGAGACATATCGCACTGCTCTCCATGAGGCCCTAAAGCACCTTATCATAACAGGTAATTCTCTAGTCTACCTTCCTGAAGATGGAGGTATGCGTGTGTTCCATCTTGACCGTTTCTGCGTAGAGCGTGACCCAATGGGTAACATTCTCTACATCTGCACCAAAGAGCAGCTATCCTATATGTCCCTCTCACAAGAGATGAAAGACATTGCTGGTAACACTGATGGACAAGGCGCTGACAATGACGTCAACCTGTTCACTGCTGTGTGCCGCAAGGAGAATGGATGGAAGGTATGGCAAGAAATCAATGGCAACCTTATTCCTGATAGTGAAGGCTTCTACCCACTAGACAAGAACCCCTTTATCCCGCTCCGCTTCTCCCGCATCGACGGTGAGGATTATGGGCGTGGATACGTTGAAGAGTATCTAGGTGACTTGCAATCTCTTGAGAGCCTCCAAAGAGCTCTTGTAGAAGGCTCGGCAGCCGCTGCTAAGGTACTCTTCCTCGTTAATCCCAACGGCACAACTCGCGCTAAGACACTTGCTGAATCACCTAATGGTGCTATCGCTCAAGGTAATGCCGCTGATGTGTCCGTTCTCCAGCTCAACAAGTTCAATGACTTCCGAGTTGTCCAAGAGAGCATCCAGAAGATTGAAGAGCGTCTCGGTCACGCCTTCCTGTTGACCTCAGGTGTTGTTCGTAACGCTGAGCGTGTGACAGCAGAAGAGATACGTATGCTAGGACAAGAGCTAGAGGTCGCTATTGGTGGTCTCTATTCTTTACTCTCAGTAGAGCTTCAGATGCCTATGGTTAATCGCTTGATGGATGTCATGCGTAAGAAGAAGAAGCTTCCTAAGATGCCTAAGGACATTATCAATCCTGTTATCATTACAGGTGTTGAAGCCCTTGGTCGTGGTAACGATTTACAGAAGCTGGATATGTTCCTAGCTGGTGCTGCTCAAGTAGTAGGCCCTCAAGCCGTAGCTCAATATGTGAGTGTCGGAGAATACTTTAAACGTCGTGCTACCTCCCTCGGTATTAAAACTGATGGATTAGTAAAGACAGAAGAACAAATGGCTCAAGAAGCCCAACAAGCCCAACAAATGCAAATGGCAGAAAAGCTAGGCCCAGCAGGGATCAAAGCTATTTCTGACCAAGCGAAAGTACAACAAGAACAAGCTCCCGTAGAGGAATAAGAGAAATAGAAAATGGCTGACCTACATCAAGTACAGATCAACGAAACAAACGAGGAAGAGAATATCTCCCTAGAAAAACAGGCTGCTATGCAAGAAGAAGCAGCTAACCAGCGTAACCAAACGCTTGAAGCCGACCCCAAAGAGGGCAAGGAAACTATCGAAGAGCAACTTAATGAAGAAGAAGAGGCTACCGAAGAGGAACGTCCTGAGTGGCTTGATGAGAAGTTTGAGAGTCCCGAAGAAATGGCTAAGGCTTACAAGGAGCTTCAGAAGAAGATGTCCAAGCCAAAGTCAGACAAGAAGGCTACAACAGAGGAGTCATCTCCTACAGAGGCAACTACAGGCGCTATTGATGCGGCTCGTGGTGAGTTCGCTGAGGCTGGTGAGTTGTCTGACAAGACCTTTGATGCTCTTGAGGCCGCTGGGTTACCCCGTGAGTTCGTTGAGCAATACATCGCTGGTCAAGAAGCTATGTCTGTTCAGCAAGCTGCTACTATTCAAGAGTCGATTGGTGGCGCTGGAAACTACGAGGCTATGGCTGAGTGGGCTTCTGAGAATCTCGCTGACAGTGACCTTGACGCATTTAACGACATTGTAGAAGGCAACTCAGTAGAGCAAGCCCGTGTAGCTGTTAAAGGACTGTATGCTCAGTTCCAAGCCGCTGGAGGCAAAGGCCCTTCTCTCGTTCAAGGTTCCACTTCAGGTGACTCAGGTGTAAAGCCCTTTGGTTCTACTGCTCAAGTTACTGAAGCTATGCGTGACCCTCGTTATGCTAGTGATCCAGCTTACCGTGAAAACGTAGAAAAGCGGATGTCTGTTTCCTCAATCTTTTAAACCAACAAATATTATGTCTATCGAATTAGTAGCAATGCTTGGTGGAGGTGTGTCAGGTTTTGTAATGAAAATGATTGCCGCACAAGCTGAAGCACAAACCCGTAACTTTGAGATGCTTCTTCAAAAACAAGGAGTAGCTGATGAATCTGCTGATAAAGCATCCGCTCGTGGTGGTGTATGGATAAGACGCATCTTCGTATTCTTTATACTGTTTGCTGTTATCGTCGCTCCCTTCATCCTAGCATTAACATCCACACCTATAACGGTGGAGAAAGAAGGACTCGGAGGTTTCTTCAAACTACTTGGCCTTGGTGCTGGTAGCTGGGAATCTCTGCAAGGTTTCGTTCTATTACCTGAAGTGCGCCAAGCGATGCTTGCTATTGTAGGCTTCTACTTTGGTTCTTCTCAGGTTCGTTAAATTGAACTATAAAATAGCAGTCCTGTTGTTGTTACTTATTACTGGGTGCTGTCCAGCATCGCCTTCAATAACACTTAAAGACTTTGTTAAGCTTATCCCTAAGTGGGAGGTTTATCCTGACAGTCCTTACACAATAGTGGGTGACAACGGGGCTGCTTACGGTCACTACCAGATACACAAGGTAATGGTAGATGATTACAACCGTATTACTGGTTCTAAAGCCATTCATACGGACGCCTTTGACCCAGTGGTCGGAGAGCGTATCGCCTATGCTGTTCTGAGCCACTACGCGAAGCACATTCAAGCCTCTGGGATTACACCTACGGCTGACCACATGCTGTTCATCTGGAACGGAGGTGGTGGAGCTTGGAAACGTGTTGAGAACCCACAAGCTGACCAGAAGCAAATCAATCTTAATACCTACAGAAGTAGGGCAACCCCAATAATAAATAATTACATAAATGGCAAAGAGAAAAGGCGTAAGCCTACGGAAAGAACATAAGTCTAAGAGTGGAGGTCTCTCCAAGAAAGGCAGAGACTACTACAATCGTAAGACTGGTTCTAACCTAAAAGCACCTCAACCTAAAGGAGGCGCTAGAAAACGCTCTTTCTGTGCTCGTATGAGTGGTGTCAAGGGGCCTATGAAAGACTCCAAAGGACGTCCTACTCGCAAAGCTCTCGCCCTTAGAAAGTGGAAGTGCTGACCTATGAAAAACTGTGGATGTTCAAAATGTGCTATGAAACGTAAGAAACTAACAATCAAAAAATCTAAACCCAAAAAATACTAATGGCTAAAATATGCCCTAAAGGAATCGCTTGGGCAAAGCGCACCTTCGACAAATACCCATCTGCTTATGCAAACATGGCGGCATCTAAATATTGCAAAGACCCTAATTATGGCAAAGGGCGTAAGAACCTAAAAGTCAAAAAGAAAAAGTAACATGGGAGAACTAGCAAAATGGAGAGCCCAACGCTGGGTTCGTATTGGAACCGATGGAAACATCAAAGGTGAGTGTGGCACTTCCAAGAATAAGAAGAACCCTGACCGATGCCTTCCCATCGCTAAAGCTAGAAGCCTCAGTAAATCAGAACGAGCATCTACAGCTAAAAAGAAAAAGAAAGCTGGCTCTAAGGGTAAGCAGTTTGTTTCAAATACTAAGGCTGCTCGCGTGTCTTTGCGCGTTAATAAAAAGAAATAAACCTTTCGTTCCCATCCGCAAGAAGTAACAGCTTTGCCCTCCGAGGAGGATAACCTAGCGGTGAACCAAGTGAGTAAGAACACCTAACC